TGCTTGCTGTGGCTGTTGCTGTTGCTGTTGCTGTTCTTGCTGAGCTTTCAACAACCTAGATTTAAATGCTTCTTTCTCTCTTGATGGTATGATGTCATCAACTGGCATTTGAAGACCTTTAGCAACTTCTCTAAGAATCGCTGCTCTACCTTCTTTACCAATAATCTGTGAGTCAATCTCATTACCTGTAGCATTAAGAAACTCGATACGTCTAATATTAACTGTTTCTTTAACAGCCAAATTAACTGCACCTTTTGGTACAATAGCTAGATCGCCTTTAATACTTTCATCTTCGTTATACCGCATGTTGTATAGGAAGATACGATGTAACACAGGTTTTATTATGTCATTATCAATATGCATAACAACCTGACGAATACCTTTACCTGCTGATCCCATTAACATTGAAAGTCCAGAGGCAGTTCTACCTGCACCCTGAACATTCAAGTCACCCGTGACATAGGAAGGAATGCCACTGTGGTCATCTGCCAACTTAGCAAACTTGTCATAGATAGCCGCTAGAGTATTAGCGTTATCTTCAGGCTGCGTAAACCTGACTGCAGGTGCATTAGCTCCAAGGGGATCGTTTGTTACTTGCCAGATTTTCCACGGATGAAGTTGCGTAATATCTTCATTTGGCGGTATACGTTCAAGGTTAACTTCAACTTGAGGGCCTGAAGAGATGCCCATATTGTTAACGAGCGCACGCACAGCTGCGTTACAAACGTTTTGCACATCTTCAATAATCTCTGGTATACCTTTACCCCAAAACGCCCCAGGCGCTTTAATAAATGATGTTTTAGCATATGGTTTTTCTCCTAAGGGATCATAATTTAATATTGCTTTAATTACGTAATCCCCGATAACCCACACGTTTGCATCGTATTCTTTCGTAGGTTCTGGAATCATATCCTCTTCCATACCCCATTCGATCAGCATACTACCGCTTACTTTGCCCCAAAACTCTAGCGCATCATACATTTCTGTAGGACGTCTATGGCTATAGTATTTGTTTTCTTCTTGGTCTTTGGTATACTCAAAGTCTTGCGTAATCCAGCTTCCATATTCATTTGTACCCAGATCTAACAAATGTCTTATAGCGTCATCATCATAACCTGGGACTCCAATAAGATCTGAAAGATCAGAACGACTTAGCTTATGATGCTCAAACAAGTACCCTTCATTAATGTCAGATATTCCAGGTTCTGGATATATATCAAACGGGTCTACTCGTTCAAACTCTGGCGCTATTATTTCATCTGCAACAACGGTAGTTATATCACTAGACGTATCATATTTAATACGTCTTTGCCTTCTTATAACAGGCCCCTTGATAAAAGCGCATGGGTAAGTAACTAAATCAGTTATAAAGTTATTAAAAGATTCAGGCCACCCACCATGAACAAATTGATCTTGGATAGTGACCTTCATCTTGTCTGCTCGGTTTTGAGCACCCTGGAGGATACCAAACCTGTAGTCCTGAGTTACCATTTCTTTTAACTCATTGAGTTGGCTTGGAGTAGGTGCTTGCCCCATTCGTTTTATCATATCAACGACAGACTCAGCGAATGCTTCTTGAATTTCAGCTCGTTGTCTAGGAGTAAGTTCTGGAATTGGTGTGGGTTCTAAATCCCATGGTGGTGTACCAGAATCAAGTAAGATATCACGCAACCAAGATTCAGCGCCTCGACACTTAACCTCAGTGAGCATCATATAAAGATCTGAACCACCTTGTGCTTGAATAGCTGCTAATTTATCAGGTTCATATTCTCCGTTACGTTGCCGCAACGCTTTGAGCATAGTAAGCTCGATAGGATCTTTGGCTTGCTTAGCAGCTTCCCAACATTCTCTAATATGAGAAGCTAACCCTAGTATATAAGGTTCGTTCTGACGAGCTTCTAATTCTGCTCGCTTGGCAGCTTCTGCTTCTTCTTTAGTAACAAGTTCAGCATTACCAACTATCTTAAGTAGTCCTGCTACCATAACTTACATCCCTGTTCCGTAAGATTTACCTCTCTTTTTACGTTTCTTATCTTCATCCTCGTCATCATCGTCCCGCTTGTTTTCTTTATATTCCATAGCAGGGCCAACTAGACCGCCTGTAAGATAAGGTCTACGAACATCGCCACCTTCCCCACTCATCTTGGGGTTGTCCGATATACGTTTGTAAGGTTTACCACCTCCACATGTTCCCATGATCGCCTCCAATAACTGACAACTTGTTATAGTTTACTATAAAAAGAAGCCCCGTCAAGTAGAAAGGAGAAAACTTAACGGGGCTAGTGTATGGTTGGCGACAGTGGAGTATCTCCAACCGAGGGAGGAAACGTCTCAAGTCCAGCCCACTGCTGCCACTCGCTTGATATCTCTAGCTTGTGGCGTCAATGCACCTTCACCAACTGAGTGTATATGCAGCATCAAATATTGTAAAGCCTCTGCTACATGCGAGTGTTTGTTCTTTTCTATGCTACCGTTCTTGTGGTGAAATCTATAACCACCCATCATGGCTGACTTGAGGTGTGTGCATCTAGGATCAACTAAGAACCCTGAATCTCCATCAACGTGCCGCATTAGAAAATCATCAACAGCTGACAGCCTAGCTGACACACTGTTAGTTTTTGCAGGAAATACTTTGAAGCCTTCTGCTTTTATTATATCGACAGCAGAACGCTCGTCAGTCTGTGCTCTCTGCGTACCAGCGGGGTCAACTACAATAACAACAGGTGCGCTAGTAAACCGTTCGTGTATAAGTGGGCGGATGATCGTGCGGACGAAACGCTGGATACCCATATCGAAGGAGACAGCCTCATCGAGTATCAGCGCTCGCCCACGAGGATCTTGTTGCCCTATAACTGCTGCTGGTGTCAAGCCTAAATCCATACCGATAATAATAGGGCGCACACCATTAATAATAGGAGTGAGCGTAGACGTTGCCATATGGTAGTCTGGCCTAAAGTATTTGTATACTGGTTGTCCTGCTGAGCTGAGTCCGTACTCACCGTCAATAAAGACTCGGACATACTCTTCTGAACGGCCTTGGGTGTCATAATATCCATCTGGTAAATTCTCCACATTTTCTGCGAGAGCGCTTCGGCCTGACGGTTGTTTGAAAACATCCCACCCATTATCATTGTCACTGACCCCATCTTTTGGGTCTAGCTTTTCCATTTGATAATACCACCATGTATCCATAGTCGGGGGGTTAGTATCTCCCCACATTCCAAACCATGAGGGCCCTCCATCCTTAGCGGACGGGTATCTACCAATACGTTTGGACATAGCGTCCACAATCTCTGAGTTAATATCTCTACACTCATTGAACCACGCAAAGGTCAGCTCAAGTGAGTTTAGGTTTGCCACATCGTCTGCGTCATCGAGTGCACGAAACATAATCTCGCACTCGACATCACCAACTTTAAAGAAATAGGTTTTGGTGGTACGCATGAAGTTGCCGCATATCCCTGGTGGGAACCAGTCGAGAAACGTTTTAATGGTCGTATCAGTCAACTGACGAACAGTCTCACGAACAACCGCAGCACGGGAACGCCTCACCCCGTCCTGCCCAGGCTGCTGCTGTGATGCCCTACGGACAATTTCAAAACAGCTCGCCACCGACTTACCTGACCCGACTGGCCCCATAAGTACACGCATCTTTGCATCAGAGTTCATAAACGCTGTACAAGTCTTCGATGGTGTAAAGTCTATATTCATAAGTCACCATATAAAATTATGGCATAGGGTTCGGTAGTTGTACGGTTACGCAACACCTTTTGTCTAAACCCAATGCCTTCTGCTTCAAGTATTAATGCTACTTGTTCACAATCATCCAACGTCTTGAATGTCGCCATCGGCATCTTCTCGTAGGTCTGGGAGAACTTCTGTTTCAGATTCGTGATCAATCGTGGTTGTTGCGATGTGCTCTTGACCTGCGAGGTTAATTGTAATTTTAACTCCGCCACTTTGTCCCTCTATAGCTGTATCATTCTTTGGCTCCAAGCCGCCCCACTTAACAGTTGACTTTATCAAGTCAGCTTTAACTGCAGGCGATACTTCTGGAGAATGGATTAACGTCCAACTAGTTGTCAGTAGTTCTTCCGCCTGTGCTCGGGCCTTAAGCTTGAACGTCATGCCTTTCTCTTTAATGTCATCCCTATAAGAGTTGACCTGTTTGAGAAACACAGGATCTTTGTTGAACACTAACACATCATCAGCAGAAACTGAGTGCCGTTGTTTTAGTTCATCTAAAGTCTCACCGCTGCCTTCAAGCATCAGCGCTATATCGAAAGCTAATCGGTTCGACCACTTAGTGTGTTTAAGCGGTAACGTATCCATGCAGTTGATCCTATGTGTAATGTACAATCCTGTCAAGAAACTTTGTAACTTTACACCTTCTAAAAAACGGCCCTTGGTTTATGAGCCTTACCTATATATAGAAGCAAAAAATTTACAAGTCCAAGTGCCCCCCTACAACACATAGTGTGTCGGCTCGGATTTAGATAGGCTGTAACCCGCAGAAACTGGGTAAACTTGACATAGTGTATCGTTATGCTAATGTTGAATTGTCGGTGGCGATGTTGCCCCGACATAACCCGTCACGCACAGCGTGGCTGTGTGTGGCACATACTGGAAGGAGGTTCTGCTATGCGGAACTCATCTTATGAAGGTATGGTTGCCCTTCACATAAGCAACCAAAAGGGCGTCAACACTGTTGTGTTGAAGCGTGGTTCAACTGGCAACGGTCACGATGCTAGCAACCCCAAGGCTATCCTTGATGATCTCATCGAGAATGCGCCAAAGGGTGTAGCTCTCAACCCGTACAACTTCAACGTCATCGCTTTTGATGTCAACAAGAAGTTGGCCGCCAAGAAAGAAACGCTCACCGTTGAGCATGTGGCCAAGACGGTCAAAAAGCTCGGCGATGACCTGACGGTCTGGGTCAGCGTGTGCTGGAACAGCTACGGCAAGCCGCCAAAGCTGAACATTGCACAAGCTTCGGCTAAGTCGACATTCGCTAACGGCGGACGTCAAGCTTCACCGAACCCGTTCAAGAACGGTTAACCCATGGGCAGGGGCTTCGGCCCCTGCCGCTTATTGAAAGGAGGCTATTATGCCTAAGCTACGCACAACTACCTATCAAGTACGTGTCAGTGCTGATAAGTTTCAAACATTCTCCACCACTGTGGTGAAAGAGTGGAGCCGAGCTAAGAGTATCGCCAAGCGATGCATCAAGAAGCACGGTGTTGAAGCTAGGATACTGCCAGTACGTAGTAGGTAGCTAACCCTGGGAGCCCAGTGATGGGCTGGGCTCCCTCTTTTTAAAGGAGAAAACAATGCAAGTACCAATGTTTACTAACTCATGGACTGGAAAGACAGTCTATATAACAGAAATATCTAACAGTACACTAACATACTGTGGATATATACCACACGATCAGTACACAGCTGATACAACCAAGCAGGAATACATACCTGGACTACTAGAAGACGAGGAGGAGGAGTCGTAAGACTCTTCTTTCTTTTTATTTTTTAAAAACAACTACACCTACCATAGCTCGGGGGGTCATCGCACGCTATAAAGTGGCTATAATGTGGGGGGTATATGGCGATCTATACAATCTATGGCTAACATTACACACTTATTCAGCGTTTAGATTATCTAACGTTACACTCTCTTGCCCATATTGTCAGGTTTTACAAGAGGTTATGCCATATACGGCTCGATATTCGATATAAATAATCTAAATAATCTACAGATTTTACATATATCGCCTATAGATTACCACTTCTTAGCGTTATATAGGTTTTCGCATATAACATTACATAATATATCTGTAGATTATTTATATCGTAACCTGTCAACACGTTGATATTGCTACCTATTATATGAGTCATAAAATAATCTATTAGTAGGCTCTGTATTATACTTGTACAGCGAGGGGCAACTTGACACTCGGCTCGGTTTTGGTATTCTGGTCGGGCTTGGCGAGGTGGTCTCGTTATAGCGCTGTTCTAACTTAACATTTAAAACTGGAGGTTAATATGGCTAGAACTTTTGATGGTACTGTTGAGGCTTATGTTGCACCTATTGCTAAGACTGTAAAGGTGCGTAATCACACTGCTGGAACTGCGTTTACTGCCGAGAATGTAAACGATCTATATACAACCATGGTTGATGCTGCTGAAAAGCATGGTGTAACTGTGTCTGTATTTGCTCCAGATATTGAGAAGGGTCGTAAAGGTGGCTTTAGTGTCGCTGAATTGCAAGCTCTTGATATGTCTGAGTATAGTGTC